ACGCAGAAAACGACGGCGGCGCCGATGTGTTCATGGCCCGAGGGCTGGGCAACACCTATCAGGCGGTCTTCAGCGCCACCAGCAAACCGTCCACCAGCACCACGTTCGGCGTCTACGGCCTGATCGGCAACAACCTGGGATTCAAGCTCAATCCGCAACTCCGGCCGCAGTTCACCGCCCGGCTGCGGCCCATCGGCAGCAGCGGTAACGCGATCGTCGCCTGCGACATTGATCAGTCCGTGGTGGTGCAGCGGGCGAAGGAATCAGCGTTCTACTCAACCCGCTCCGGCGTGATCTCTGGGTCGTTTGGCCTGGGCGATTCGTTCACCTATCGGCTCGACCGCAGCAGCGACTATCTGACCACGTTCCAGAGCACGCAGGGCGGCGCCACCTGGACCTCTGCGGTGGTGATGCAGTCAGCCCCGAAAATCTACGAGGAAGACACCGAGGATCGGATCACCGGGTTTGATTTCGCGGCTCGCATGACGGTGAGCAGCGTGACACTCGGCACTGATCAGGTAGAGGTGACGGCCACCTTCGACGTGGACTCAGTGCGGACCCTGCTGATCAACGAGGATGCCGCCGCCGGCCAGTACCTGGTGGAGTACCTGATCGAGGTGGACAACGGCCTGACAGGACAGAGCCGCCAGACGATCCAATCCAGGTTCAACGTCACGATCACGGTCCAGAAAAAAGGCACCGATCAATACACCTTTGAAGGCGACGTAGATGAAGACTCCGGCCCGGTGAACGCGCTCACCAGCCCGCGGCGGCTGCAGGCGTTGATCGTGTTCCCGATCGAGGGCCTTGACGCAGCACAGGAAACCGCTGCCGACGTGGCCAGCACTGTCGCCGGCCGGCAGAAGGCCTGGGACGATGCAATCGTGGTGGGCGATCTCTACAAGATCGGCTCCGGCCTGGCGATCTGCTCCGGCCGCAGCCCCGGCGATCGGATCTTCGTCAGCGATTCTGAGGACGGCGCGGGCGGCACCGGGCAGACGATCAATGCCACCTTCAGCGTGGTGCGGGCCGGCACTGCGGCCACGGTGAGCACCGGCACGATCACGGCAGCTGGAACCACCAGCACGACCCGACAGACGGCCACCACGGCGCCCCACCTGCTGCGGTGTGCGCTGGGCCACGTGAGCACCACCAACGAGTGCCGGATCATTGAGGCCGGGATTCGTAGCACGCTCGGGATCCGCATCGGCGGGCTGTGCAACTTCCGCGACTCGCTGACGCTGGCCGAGATTGACGGCAGGGCATGCCTGTATCGGGAGAACGACAAGATCAAGCGCGGCCAGAGGGTCAACGTTGACCAGTACCAGAGCGGTGTGATCAGCACCTCAGAGGAGCGTTACTCGTTCTTCCGGGTGTCGTTTCGCGAGTTCGGCGATGGTGCGTTTACCCAGCTGGCGCCGTGCTTCGGGATCCGCTCCGGCAGCGATCAGCCGACCTTCAACTACCTGCGGCTGGAGATGCCATCGCTCAAGCGGTGGGAGCTGCGGTTCGAGCCCCTGACCGGCTGGGAGATCCGCAGCGGCACGGCCACCGGCGACCTGGTGATCCTCGACGCCAAGCTCTCCGGTGCAGTGAGCGGCACCAGTGGCGGCGTCACCTGGCGGAGCAGCGGCGAGGTGGTAAGCCGCGTCCGATCGCAGTTCACCATCACCACCACCCGACGAGATCCGTCGATCGGGATCCCCCGGCCGGATGACAACAACTACCTCGACGCCTGGGGGAAGCTCGCCGAGGCCTTCGTCTACGAAGAGGCCCAGTCCACCGCCAGCGGCGGCCCTGAGCACGAAATCGTCTACGTCACCGAAATTAGAGAGAACGACGCAGCGCCCCAGTACACCGGCATCAGCCTGCTGGGCGTAAATGCCAGGTCAACGTTTGAGTGGCGGCAATTCAGCCAGCTGTCGCTCTATGTCACCGGCGGCACGGAGGTGCGGCGGCTGCTCAACAGCCTTACCACTGGCCCATCCCACTTGCTGCCAGACCTGGCGCTGGACCGGCTTACCAACCCCAAATACGGCCCCGACGCTGTGCCGGATGACCTGGTGAAGCTGGCCAACTTCCAAACGGCAGCTCAGTGGTGCTACGACCGGAAATACTTCTTTGACGGCGGGGTGATCATCAGCCAGGAATCGCCGCGGCAATGGATCGCCGACACGGCCGGCGCCATGTTGCTCGATTTCCGCGAGGTGGGCGGCCAGTACGACCTAGTGCCATTCATCTCCTTCGGCGCGGTCACCCACAAGGCGCTATTCACCGCCGGCAACATCGCCAAGGGCACATTCCAGTTCGAGACCATCCCTCCCGATGAGCGCCCGGCACGGCGGATCAGCGTGAAGTGGCGCCAGGAGCGCAGCTCTACGAACCCCACCAGTCCGGGCCTGTTCCCTGAGGAGCGCGAGGTACTGGTACGTGAGGCGGCGCCCCACGGCAGCGACAGCCTGCCGATTGAGTCAATCAACCTGGCGGCGTTCTGCACCAACCGAAACCACGCCATTGACGTGGCGAAGTTCACGCTGAGGATGCGGAGATTCAGGGATCACACGATCCGCTTCAGGACCACCTACGACGGGCTGGAAGGCATCAGCACCGGCGTGGGGCCCGGCGATCTGATTCGGGTGGCAATGGACGTGACCACGTTCAACGAGTTCAACAACGGGGCAGTGCTGGGCAATGGCACGGTGGTAAGCACCACGCCACTGGCCAACGGGACCTACGACGTGGTGAGCTGGGGCGGCAGCGGGGCAGTGAACGATGCCGGCACCCTGACAGTCACCAACGGGCAGGGATCGCCAGCCGGGATCATGTTCACCGTGAAGCAGACCAGTACGCAGGTGCGGACCTATCAGATCAGCCGGATAACCCCGACCGAGGATGGCGTCTATGACATCGAAGCGGTGCACATGCCGATCAACAATGCGGGCGTCCTGTTGGTGGCGGCAGACTGGGATACAGCAGGCGCCTGGGTGATCCAATGACGGTTCAATTCCCCGAGATCCAACCCACCGGCCACGAGTTTGGCGAGCCGGACTTCCCTGTGACCGAGATGCGCTCACAGTCCGGCGTGCGGTCGGTGCGTCAGTGGGGCGACCGCGCCAGCGATGCGCCGATGACTCTGGAGTTCGCCAACATCACCCAGGCGGCCTATGCGCAGATCAGAGCGGCGCACACGGCAGCACGGGGCAAGGTGTTCGACGTGACGTTCCCTGCGATCGTTGGCAAGAATCTCACCGATGTGGACCTGTTCAATCCCGGTCCTGGCCTGAAGTGGTACTGGGCCAGCCCCCCTGAGGGCAGCCGTGTGCAGGGCGGCCGGCGGATCACCTGCCGGTGCACATTCAGGGCCGAGCTTAGACTGTAGGCAAAGGTCGAGGCCGCCCAATGACTGTCCCCAACGCAACGCACGGAGAGGTGCGATTCCAGGGCCAGAAGGTGGCCAAGGTCCGCAGCATCAGCATGGAAACCCAGCGGCAGACGCTCGAGACGACCGGCGTCGGCGACATGGATGATGAGTTTGCCTACGGCAAGCGCACCACCAGCGGATCGGCCACGCTGCTCTACAAGACCGACGATCAGGCCACGGTGAACCTGATGAATCGGATCTTTGATGATGGCGAGACGCCTGATGATCTGGTAATGACGATCTACAAGGGCGGCAGCAAGTCCATCTCCGGGCCGGCGCTGATCAATTCGCAGGGCATCGCCACCAGTGTGGGCGACAGCACCCAAGTCAGCATCTCGTTCGTGATCAACGGCAAGCCCAGCAAGGCGTTCTAATGGCTGTCGAAGGCCGCAAGGGAATTGTTCAACTCAGCCGAGAGTGGCCAGCCCCCACGGCGCTGGCTGATCAGCGGCTGCAGCGCGGCACCTCGCCATCGCTGGACCTGACTGATCTGGCGTTTCAGTCGGGCGATGAGGTGCTGCTGGTGGGCCTGCGCGGCGTGCCACTGGGCATCGGCACGAGCGGCTTCGCGCCATGCCCCGATGGCCATGCGTTCTGGACTGGCGGGCAGACCGCCGTGGGCCCTGCGCTGGCAGCACGGACTACCGGCGGCACATTCTGGAGCGCCAATCCCTCGGCGCCGTTCTGGGAGTCAGCAGCAACGGTCGGGTTTCAGCAGACCGCCACGGCCTACATCCACCGCGATGAGATGGACGACGTGCGGTTCTACTCCACCGAGCTCGACGCGATCAATGGCGGCAGCCAGGGCCTAATCCCGCTGCGCAATGTCTCGCCCGGCCCAATGCTGATCCTGCCGGCCTCCAGCCGCTCCGGCTATGTGGCCGCAGCACTGGCTCTGCTGCAGGCCATCGAGGACATGGAGATCCCCGATGGTGAGCAACCGGCCCAGAACCTGGCACCGGTGCCGCAGGTCTTGAGCGACACGGCAGCGGACGCGGAGGAACGCGGCTGGCTGATGCAGTGCGATCTGACTGGGTGGGTGTTCGAGATGGACGCGGCCCAGTTGGACCAGGAAGCGATCGGCCAGGCGTTCGGTGAGTACGCCAAGGGTGCCTTGCGCGGCGCTGGATCGTTCAACGGGGAGATGGATCACAGCCGCGTAGTAGGGGAGCAGAGCGGCCTAGGAATGCTCCGGCTAATGTTGCTCACCAGCCAGGGAAGCAAGGCCCGAGCGCGGTTCCAGCTGGTGGACCAGCGCAACAGCAACGTGGCCACCCACGTGCGAGAGCGGATCTTCTACGAAACCGACATCCTGCTGGGCAAGACGGCAGTGAACACCAGCGCCACCGATGTGATCCTGATCTCGGCGCAGTTCGTGGCGACCGGCCAGATCAGGCTGGCAAAGGAGGCTCCATAGCCTGAGGGCAGGAATCGAGCCGGCGTAACCAGATGAGCCAGCTGCAGCGGGCAGGGCAAAGCGGCGCCCTTGACGTGGCTGCCAGCCAGGCGGATGCAAAGGATCAGATCGCCGTCCTGATCGACATGCTCCGCCAGCTGGGCGGTAATGCCCGGGTGGTGGCGGGTGCGCTTGCGGTTGCTGACCCCCTGAATGCACCGTTCACCCTCTACGTTGATCCGTACATCGGCTCTGACCGGTTCGTTGGCGGCGCCTACAACAGCCACGAAGCCGGCGCAACCGACGAAGAGGTAATCGCGCAGAAGCTGAGGCGAATCGAGCTGCAGCGCCTGGAGTGCGGCTACACCTCGGCGCGGCCGTTCAAGACAATCAACCGCGCCGCAATCGAAGCGGCGATCATCACCAGCAAGAACTGGTACACCTATTCAGACCCACGCGCTCACGTGGACTGCGTGACCATCGTGCTGAGCGGTGGCGTCCACATCGTTCTGAACGACCCCGGCAGCGGCTCCACCAGCCTGGCGAGCTGGGGCACATCAAAAGATCCGACCCCGGCCGAGCTGATCGCGTTCAACCCCTCGACTGGTGGCGTGCTGCTGCCGCGTGGATGCTCAATGCGCGGGCTGGATCTGCGCAAGACCACCATCCGCCCGAACTGGGTGCCGGCGGTGGCGGATGAGGCCGCGGACTACAGCAACCGCCGCAGCATCCTGAAGGTCTCGGGCACGGGATTCTTCTTCGACTACACCGCAATGGACAAGATCGGCCATGCCGAATCTGTCCACCTGCTGGACGTGTTCCATCCCGCCAGCAAGGCAGAGCTCGACACGTTCTACGCCAAGATCCAATCTGCCGTTGGCACTGGCGCCGACCTGGCGAGCGCCTTGCTAACGGCCCGGCCCAGTGAGCACGAGATCGTCGGCCCGATCGATCAGAGCCAGGCGCCCAGCTCGCAGTGGGACACCACCAGGGGCGCCAGCTCGTACATCTTCAACGTGTCGGTCCGCTCCGACCACGGCATGGGCGGGGCGTTCTGGGATGGCAACAAGCTGAGCGGACTGCGCAGCATGGTGTGCGCCAACTTCACCGGCACCAACCAGCAGGCCGACATGCGCTGCTGGCAGGTCTATGAAGGCGGCAACTGGGTAAGCCTGACCAACACCCCGCAGGACTACCAGAAGTACATCAACGCAGCGCCCGACAATGTGCGCCGCAATCCTGCACGCCAGACCCGGCACATCTCGGCAATTAACAACGCCTACATCCAAAAGGTTTCAATCTTCGGGATTGGCCAGTCTGAAGTGACGATGGTGGACTCCGGCGGGGAGATCACCGACAACGGCGGCAATAGCACGTTCGGCGGATGCTCTGCCCTCGCCAAAGGTTACAAGGGCTTCGCCTTCAACAAGGACAAGAACTGGGCGATCGGCCGGGTGCGGGTGCCGCTGAACCTCAGCGAGAAAACCTCCAACATCCGCCGCGTCGAACTGGGCGTGGTAGCTGCCGTAAGCAGCTCGACAATTACCCTAACCAACGGCCTGGCAATCGACCCGAGCAGCGCCACCAACCCGGCAGCGCTGCAGGCTCTGGGTTATTCGTTCGCCTCGGGCACCAGGATCTGGATCGATAACCCTGCTGGCGCTGACTGGCGGGCCACGCTGAGCAGCAGCGCCTGGAGCAGTTCTGCGCCGGCATCGATCGGCATCACCGCCGCCCCGCTGCAGTCGGGCACCAATGAAGCGCCGGGTAATGACGTGGTGGGCCGCCGGGTCTACATCCGCCGCGTAGTGGACACCCGCACTGTGGCCGAGCGGCGCTGCAGCCTAATCCTCAACAACACGGCGAGCGCCAGACTGCCGCAGCGAAATGCAGCGCTCCAGACCGACCCGGCTCGCAGCAACGGCGCGATTGGCCGTGTACTGGCCGGCGGCGGAGAGGAAGTGCTGCTGGTGACCGCATCTGGCACCGGGCCACTGCCTGGCTCGGGTGTACTGCGAACCGGTGAAATCACCATCCGCCGTGGCGCCGCGTCGAAAACCTACGCATCAGGCACGTACTACCGCCAGGGAACGGTGGTAAAACACGCCGGCAAACACTGGCAGGCCACGCGCACATTCACCAGCTCCGGTGCATCGCCCGATCCGGCGTTCTGGGGCGAGACGTTCGTTCACATGCCATCGGACTTCAACCCTGAGGATTCGATCAGCCAGGAGGCGCCGATCATCGTCCTGGATACCGACACCAGCGACTCGGACGATTCCACCACGCTGGGGATCAACTGGACGACGATCTGGACCGGCGCTGGCCCT